TGTGACTGGCAGATCGCCGATCTCATCCGCGAACGCGAGATGATTTCTCCCGCTGCACTCAACCAGGTGCGCGAGAATGAAACGGGACGCGTCGTGTCCTACGGGCTGAGCAGCGCAGGCTACGACATCCGCCTCAGCGAGGATTTCAGCGTCCCGCAGTCCGCGTCGATCGGCGATCCCCACTTCCCGACTGGACACATTCCGCTTCGCTCGGTGAACGGTGCTGCGATCCAGATCGCCGCAGGACATCACATCCTCGGCGTGAGCATGGAGAAGTTCACGATCCCGAGCGACGTCGTCGGTGTCTGCGTCGGGAAGTCCACCTACGCTCGACTGGGAATCGTCGTCAACGTGACGCCGCTGGAACCAGGATGGGCAGGTTACCTCACGCTCGAAATCCACAACGCATCAGCACGTCCCGTGAACGTCTATCCTGGTCAGGGAATCGCGCAGATCATGTTCCACCGTATCAGCGAGCCAGATACGTCATACGCCGACCGCAAAGGAAAATACCAGGACCAGCCGAACAAGCCGGTGGAGAGCATGCTATGAAAATCGAAACACTCGTCAACGCAGCCGTTCTCGGTCTCATCATGTGGGGATGTATCTTCGTCTGCCTATGGGTTGCGATCATCGGAGCCGTACGATGAGCTACGCTCTCGTCGATATCGCAGACGCACCGCGTATCATCGATGTCTACGACACGCTGGTTGAAGCGCTGGCATCGCGTGATATGAGTTATGCGTATTACAGCCTGCACACGTTTCGCCTCGTCACCGCGAACGGCATCCAGCAGCTCGGCGGCGACGACCTAAAACGCGAACGTGCAGCGCGAAACGCGATCCACGAACGGCTAGCCGAGCAGCGCAAAGCGCAACGCGAAGCTGAAGAGCGAAACCTCCGCCAGCGATTCGCCGAATGAACGAAGAACAGCCTGCTCACAAGCAGGCTGTTTTGCTATACATCCCAATAGAAAAGCGAGAAAATAACCGTGATTGCAGATCCACCGGTGACATGTGCAGTCGTCAACGCGTCCGCTGTATTGCTGCTGCGATATAGGCGAATGACGTCGCTGTTTGAGTACAGCAGCCCATTGGTCGGATACGTCGTGAACCCGGAGCAGTTGGATATTGAAATCGGGAAATACGCTGGTGTTGCGTTTAGCGCATTGCGCGGCAATCCGGTGATGTAGAGCTGACCGCTTCCCGTGCCGATTGTCGGCGTCCCAACGATGTATCCATGCGCATATACCAGCGATCCGAATTTCGCGTAATATCCTGCCCGCACAGCTCCATACGACCACGTTGACGTGTTAACCGTTGCCCATTGAAAAGATGGTGTCCACGAAGTGCGACGCGAGCTCGCTGCACCGAGCAACGTTTCAACAGCATTGACCTCGTCTTGCAGATCGTTGATGTGCGACGCATCAATCGTATCTACGTTGTTGGTTTTGTTCGTGAATGTTTTTACGCTGGTAGGAAAGTCAGCTGCCATTTTTACCTCCACTCAATCACTTCGGCGTCCTCGGCTTTGTATTCGAGCTGTCCGTATTTGCCTGTTCCGTACGTATTCAGCGCAGATCCGATGCGAATAGTTCCACCATCGACAAATGCAGTTCCAGTCGTGGCGATCTTCAGCACGAGCGGCCCGATAACAGGCCCTTCTTTTCGCTCGACTGCACTGAGCCGCGCTTCCAGCTCGTTGATGCGCGACAACAGCGCGCGTATCAGCGTTGAAGTGTTATACATACAGCTCCATCGTCACCGTGATCTGCTCGCCGGTGTCGTTCGTGAACTGGATCGCAACAGCCGTTACTTTCTGGTCATACGATACTCCGCGATACGTCGCCTTCACGAGATCGCCGAGATCGTAGTGAACGCCGTAATACGCATTGGGAGCCTGCAGAGCTGAGAACGAAAATGATTCGGGCTTGCGGTTTTCGTACAGCGCAATTTGCCCGGCTGTCGTCAGTGCATCCGTCGTCGTGCTGTTCGTGGAATCAACGAACAGCTCGAAGTTGCGCGAGCCGACCAGGTAGTTGCCGCCAGTGGTGACAACGGTTGCGCGTAGCTCACCTTCACCCTGCCCGCCGACGATCGCATTCGTGCGCTCGTCGATGCGATTGTCCGCGAACACAGGGTTTGCCATGTTCCCGCGCTCCAGCGAGAAGAAAAGCGTCGTTCGCCTGTCTGTTCCCCGCTGACCAGCGTAGAAGCGAAAGTCGAACGTGGTGCCTGCAGTCTTCACCAGGTCGAAATCTCCGCCCCCGATCTGCGCGAGGAACTGCAACGTCTCCAGCACGTTCTGGTATGCGCAGCCGATCGATTCCAGCTGCCCGCCTGCTGCGTCCGCCTGAATCGTCACGGTGTAGAGTCCGCTCACCTTCCCGCTGCTCGTCGCCGCAACGATGCGTCCATCGGTCGTAGTCCCGCTCGACGTGCAGTTGTAGCTGACGATGTCCTTCATCACCGACTCAGTGCGACGCGTGACGAAGCGCGAGCGATTCAGCGTCCCGGCTTTGTAGGCAATCATCCTCCACGACAGGATGTGCAGCGCACCGGGAGCTTCGATGCTCATCGTGGTTTTCTCGTCCGTCGTCCATCGAATCGAGCGGATGATTCCCACGAAGTCGAGCGTCCACGACAATCCGATATCCTCGTTGCGTCGATAGACCTCCACCTGGTTATTGTGGACGACGTATGGGATCGCACCGTTCCCCTCGGCGAGATCGAACGTGAGCAGGCCCGGCTCGTTCACAACGCGCGTGTAGGCGAGACTCAGATAGTCGGTGATGACTGCCTGCGTCGCGCCTGCGGTGTCAACGATGCGGAGCTGATATTCGGCTGCCATTGGTTAGACGCCCACGCTCATCCAATACACCACCAGCGATCCCGTTTTCGCCGATGCTGCATACGCTTTGATTACGAACGAAGACGAATTAATATCTTTCACTGCGACGGTGAGCATATCGTCTAGGCTTGTGGTATCCATGCTCACGAAAACAAGCGGACTTCCAGAATATCCTCCGCCGGGATATGTAATCGTAACGCTTGCCGCCGTTGCGCTTGAGAAGCTCAGCGAATAGGATCCGAATTTCGCGTACGGCTGCCCTATGCTTCCGGAATAATCCGTCGTTCCAGGAACCTGCCAGACGCTTCCGTTTCCACCTTCGCGACCGGAGATGCCAAGGAAACTTGGTGCGCTTGCGATCTTCGCCCAATCGACGCTGGCGATCTTCGCGTTCGTGACGGATGCATCCGTGATGCTCGTCGTGACAACGGCATTCGCGGCGAGCTTCGCAGATGTGACAACGTTCGCCGCGATGCTGGTCGTGACGATCGCTCCTGCCGCAAGCTTCGCGGTCTCGACTGCACCATCGGAGATCTTCGCAGACGTCACAGCCGATGCGTTGATCTTCGCAGTCTCAACCGCATTCGACGCGATCTTCGCAGCATCGACAGCGAGCGCGCCGATTTTCGCGTTCGTCACCGCTCCAGCTGCGATGTTGTCTGCACCAACGATGCCCGTCCCGCTCAGCGTCGTGATCGTCGCTGTGCCAAGCGTCGCGTTCGTGATCGTTCCGCTTGACGTGGACAGCGACGACAGCGTAGTCAGACCGCTCGCCGAATCGATGGTAAGACGCGTACCAGTGCCGAGATTGATTCCGTTTGCGACTTTGAAATTGTCCGCGTCGCTGTTGTCCGATCCAACCGTCCAATACGTTTGCACAACGCCGCCGTCTGCGACGCGAAACTGCAAAAATGGATCTGACGATGCAGACGATGCGACCTGCATGACAAGACGTGTATCAGCCGATGATCCTGTATTCGGATTGGAGATCGTCATACCAGATGCACCGTTGTTGCTGTATTCGACAACGACGACGTCATCGATCGTCAGCGTGTTCGCTGCGCTCCTGCGCAGGTCAACATCCGCACCGAGACGGATGTCGCCTCCGCTTACGGTGAGATCGCCTGAAACCGTCGCGTTGCTCGAAACGGTTAACGTGCTGTTCAGCGTGAGCGGAGTGTTGAACCACCCGTATGCAGTCGGGCTTTTGACGAACGTTCGCTGATCGGTGATCGCGAGAACATTCGCGCTGTTCACCGAAACATTGGCGAGCAGGATTTCCCACGTCGTACCATCGGATTGCGTGAGCGCTGTCGGAGACGCCGATCCGTCCGAGCCTTTCAGAATCGCAAGACGAACAGTCTGCGCTGAATAGCTGCCGCGCAGAATGACGCGATCCACTCGGCTGCTCGGCGTTGAGTCGAGCGTGAAAAGCACGGCTGCATCGGTTTTGTAATATTTTCCGTTGACAATCGCTGCGCCAGATGCGACGCTCACCTGTCGAGTCACGCCAGTCGTTGATACCGCAAGACTATTGTCAACGCCGAATAGCACACCCTCAGATGAGGCGTCTGTAATCGCGATATCCTCTAGGTACTGGGAAAAATTTGCGGCTGTGTATCCACCACTAGTGCCATCCCCAGTCCCGTTCGTTGTCCAGAAATACGATACTTCCGCCATCTCGCTACACTCCTACCAGACGCTCGTTGTATACCATCTCAACGCGCGTCGTGCTATCGGCATTGCTGCCACTCAGGTTCACGGTATTTTCACCTGGCTGAAGGCTGAACGTCGCCAAGTCCGAGCTAGTCGTGAGTTTGCTCACCCAGTTCGTTGAAACCCCACCAGACACGAGATTCACGGTCTTCGTGCCATATGCGAGATCAATGACGACGTATTCTCCGACGCCGACGTTGTTTCCCGTGAAGTCCAGCGTATCGCCCGTCGTTTGATTCGTGATGATCGGGCTGTTGATGCGCCCGTAAATGTAGATCGTGGGGAACGTCTCCCATGCATTCGCGTTGCTTAGATCGACGCTCTGATTGGCGTCGATGACGCTGCCGCCGAACGTGAACGGCACTGGGAGCGGAAACGTGAATCCGCTGCCACCACCATCGTTAGCCCATGTGACAGTTGTCGAATCCGTCATGTACCACGTCGGATCAGCTGCGCGGAGCTCGAACACAGCGCGATGATGACCGAGTTTCCAGTCCGTGCTCGGCAGCGTCATCCCGCCTGCGTAGTGACAATCAATCTGCTTGCTCACGCCGTCGTACGTCCAGCGCAGAATCAAACCACCATTGCCGGGACGCAGCAGGCCGAGCAGCGCAGCGCGCTTATCGATGATGCCCTGCTCGCTGCCAGCATACGCGATGACGGCAAGCCGCATGATGCGCGGATCGAGACGAAATCCAACGTCGGTATCGCCGTTTTGCAACGGACCGCGCTGTGTGAGGCGCCGAACATCTGGCATGCCGAATCCGTCGAATTCCACGAGCCCGTAGTTCACCAGGTCGGTGATATCAACGAACTGTGCGCCGCGGATGATTTCGAACCTGTGCCCGTTCTGCATTACGCGCCTCCATACAGCATCTGCAACGTGCGTACGTCTTCACGCAGCGAGCGCTCATCTTGGTATCCGTATTGTGCTGTGATGTTGAACGTAGTCGAGCGGCTTGACGTGGCACCAGCAGATCCGCGCGATCCAGTCGCTGCGAAGTTCGGGATAATCGGATACCCAAGGAAAGGCGCAACAGCGTTGTAGGCGTTGATCGCAGACTGAAGCGACGAGCGGATGTTCGCCACCATCTGGTTGAACGCCAGCGTGATGTTGTCGCGCATCTCCTGGAAATATGCAGATGTGCGGTTGCGGATCGTGCCCACCCACCAATCGACATCATTCGTAATCGTCGTCCACGTCCTGACGATTGAATCTCGAATCCCGTTCATGATGCTATCGACGCTGGTTCCCGATTTCGCCAGGTATTCGTCGATGATGCGCTTGATATCTGCAACCGCCTCGGAGACTACGCTGTAAATGCGATTCCAGATATTTTTGAACATTATTTTCAGCTGCTCAAGCGCCCCCTCAACATCGCCATTCAAGAGCATCATTACAGAGTTGACAACGCCCTTTATCAAGTCGAGCGCTGTGCCGACGACGATCCTGATTGACGCCCACACCACCTCGAAGATCACCTTGATCGCCATCATTGCCTGATCGATGGTTGCCTGGATTTTCGGCATGTTGATATCGATTACGCGCATAATCACATTTACGACGCCAGTGACAATGTCGCTGATTGTGGTCCATGTGCTACGCACGAAGTCCATTATTTCGGTTCCGTTGTCTTCCCAGATGCTCCACACAGCAGCGAGAACGGTATCGATGATGCGCTTGATGCCATTCATCACCCAGTTGATCGTTCCGCTCATCTCATCAAAATTGTATTGAGTCCTACCAACAAGCATCTCGAACAAATCAACTACGAAATCAATTGTCGGCTTCAGGATGTAGTTGTAGCCGAACTTCAGCGCGTTGAACACATCGGTGACGACCGCTTCAATCACAGGCCAATTGCGTTCCACCCAGTCAATCGTCTTGCCGAGCGCGTCGGCGATACCATCCGCAAAATTCGTGATTGCCTGCTGCGTTTCAGGACGATTGAGGAATTCCAGCACTAGGCCGAGCTTCTCGCGCAGCACCTCGAAAATCGGCTCGCCGATGAGTCGCAGCGTTTGTCCCTTCCAGTCTTCGAGGTTTGATACCATGCCCTCGAACGTCTGCGACTGCGCATCCATCATGCCGCCGAATTTCTTCTGCGCGACATTGAGTAGCACGGTGAACGCTTCCTGCGTCGGCGTCGTGAGCTCGCCAGATTTCGAGAACTCCAGCCCCATCCTGCCGAGTTCTTCGCGCGTGGTGATGCCGAGTTCTTGGAAGCGCGAGATCGCCTCGCCCGTGGCGCCAGACGCGAACATGCCAAGATACCTGGTCATGTCCTCGAAGCTCTGGCCGGTTCCCGCAGCGAGATCGCCTGCGATCGTGCGGATCTGCGTTCCGCTGAAGCCGAATTTCTTCTGCGCATCCTCGGCATGCAGGCCGAACGATTGCAGGATTTTGTCTGCGCGAACCACCTCGGGAAGCTCGAACGGAGTTTTCGCGCCGAATTCCGCGAGCTCAGCAAGGCGCTTCTTCGCGTTGTCGGCTCCACCGAGTAGCACGCCGAATTGCACGGTGTAGCGCTCGAACTCGGCATTGCCGTTAATCATCGCTGACGCGACATCACCGACGGCGTTGCCGACCGCTGACAGCGCTTTCAGCGCAAGATCGGCTGCGACATTGCCGACTGCGATGAGCTTCGCGCTAAATCCACTTGATGCAGTGCTCGCCGTATTTGCCTTTTGCGCGAATTGCCCGATCTCGTTTCCAGCCTGGTCAACCTCGCGCTCCGCTTTATCCGCAGAACGGGACAGGCCATCGGTTTCCCTGACGACGCGATCGAGCACGGCAGACATTTCGTCGCGCGCTCGCAGCACTAGGTCGATCGGCACTTCGTTAATGGCCATTCTGCTCCCTCCGCTTCACTTCCGCCTCAGCTCCGAGGATCGTCAGGTGTCGTGCCACCGTCATCGCATCCGGGAGCGGCCATGTGTGATACACGTCACGCGCAAGCCACAGCTCAATCATCTCAGGCGGCATGTCGTCGCCGATCCACAGATGCGCTTTCACCCGTTCGCTCAGAGATCGGCCTGCCCTTTTGGGTTGATCGATGCCTCGAACGCGTTCTTGAAATCCTCGATGACCTCACGCAGCTTTGTAGATGGAATGGACTTCAGCTGCCCATTCGATGCGCGATTAAGCATGTCAAAAAGCTGTTTGCCGCTGACTTCTCCTGTTGCCATGAGAAGCGCGTCTTCGATCGTCAAAGCATCAAAATTCCATTCCACCATACGTCACCGTTAGACAGTCGTTTTCGTCACGAACGGAGTTTCGATCGAAACCTCTGGCATGATCGCGGCTGCGCCATCTTCACCCACAGGCCAGACGGGATTTTTGACGTATCCCGCGTCGCTGGTGTAGAGATACTGCCCAGTCGTGCCGCCACGCGGCGACCAGCGCACATACAGCGCGGTGCGACCGTTGTAAGCGGAGTCAGCGAGTCCCCACGCGCCAGCCGTCGTCTCAGCGTACATCGTGCGGATCGTGATCGTGCCGAGAGCGTAGCCACCGACGGTCTGCACTTTCTTCGATTCGCCGAAGACAGGAGTCCCTTCGGTTTCCAGCTCGAATCCCGCCATCGTGACGCTGTTCGATTCGTCGCTGATGTCCGTCCAGGCGGAATTGTCTGCGCTGAATTCCACCTTGCAATTTTTCATCGTGTAAGCCATTACACATCCTCCATCACCGATACGCTTGCGCGCACGGTGAGAAACGCCTGACCATCCCATTCGAGAAGGCTCTGGCTAATCGTATTTACCTGCGAGAACACGCACGCGCCGCCCAGATCAACGTCGTCATCAATGGCATCCAACAACGTCTGCGCTGTCGCACGTCCTGCGAGATCCTCGTCTTTCATCAGCCCGGTTGCACCGATGATTACCACAACGTCGTAGGAATGAGTTCTGCGCATGGCATTTCGCACGCTCTTCCCGCCGACGACGCTGCTAAATACCTGCGATGCTGGCTCCGTCTGCTGCCACATCGTAATCACAGCGGGAAGCCGCTGTGGTGGAGCCGTTGGCATCGCAGTGTATTTGCTCTTCGCGCTGATCCCAGCAGCGACAACGTTCGTGAGCGCGTCGTAACAGCTCGTGATGCTCATGACACGATCCTCCGCACATAGCGCTCCAGCGTCTGCCTGATGTCGGCGGGATACGCGTCCGTCTGCTGCGTCACTTGTTCGCCCGCTACGTTCACGGCGGCGGTTTCGTTGCGCTTCGCCCAATACCAATATGCGAGCCGCATCGCAGCGCGAACGATATCCAGCGGAGCCCCCTGCATGAATCCCCAGCGTCCGCTGACGCTAACGCGTCCGTCAGTGGAGAACGTCCACTGTGCCGTGCTCTTCAGCTTGATTGCGGAGAACGATCCGTCGAAAGCATTTTGTCCGCTCACGCTCACGTTCATCGGCAACAGCCAATAGTCGCTCGCAGAAATCACCGTGCCATCGCCATTCGTCAGCGTGATAACGCTCACCAGGTCGGAGTCGAGATACAGCGTGTCACCGTCGATGTCGGCATCGGTGTAGTAGTGGGTGTGATTATTCGCGCCCTGCCCGAAGCTGCGACCGGTGTACATGTCTACCTCGGCGTCGGCCTGGTCGAGAAATTTCTGGAGCAGCGTATCCTCGGCAGCAGTGAATGCAGTCTGCACGCCGCCCGTCATCTCGGTGATGTAGCCCTTGAATTCTGCGAGCGTCGCGTAGCTCATGCTGGCGTCTCCTTCTTCGATACGAAGTGCATGCCGAGCGCTTTGTATTTCGCGCCGAATTCATCGGGATGTTCCATTCCCCATTGCACCTCGCGAATCCATTCCTCAGGTCCGATCAGGAACTGCCCGATGTGCGGCGACACGATCGACGTATCGCACCAGTGCGGGATCCCAGCCTTGCGGCATTCAAGCCCGAAGTTCCAGTCCTCCGAACGCTGAATATCCTCGTTCTCGTTGTAGCAGAAACGAAAATACGGCCAGCGGAATCCGTTCGCGTCGAGCTTCGCAAACGCGCTTCGTCGAATCGCGATCGCGCCGGTTCCCACGATGTCGCACTTCACAAGCGACGCTCCGTCGAACATCGTCGGCACGTCAACGACTTGATTCTCGGCGTCCAGCTGATAGAAACACGGATCATGTGGGAGCGAGCGTCGAAACATCAGCGCGCCAACAACTTCGTGCTCAGCGTCGCATTTGCTCGCCAGATGCGCGACGATGTTCGCGGGATGCGTGTGATCGTTGTCGAGCATCACCAGCACGTCGTCTTCGCTCTGCGAATGCGACAGGAACAGCTTCGCCGCGCTGTTGCGAGCGTCGTCGATCCGTTTATAGGCCATGTTGATCCTCAGCGCCTTGTTGTGATGCGCATGGACGGCAACGTCGAGCAGCGACGCGACTGCATCAGCCTGAACGCTTCGCTCCATCGGGATCGTGTAGTAGATCCTCATGCGATCACCGCCGGGAAATCGTCAGGCCATCCGTGCTGCTGGCGATTGTTCATGATGAGCTGGTCGTAGTAGTGCGACGGCTTCGCCTTCTGATACGTCGCGTCATCGGCTGCGCCGAAG